AAGATGTTGCACTTTTATAACTTCTATCACTTACATGCCCGTTATCTTCAGCGGTCCAACAATAGTCACACTCGGCGGGTCTAACGCCATCGAGCATTTTTTGCATTTGTTCTTTTTTAAAATTAGTATTATGTAGAGCCTTGTGATTTTGCTCTAACTCGTCTAATGGAATCTTATGAGGTGATGGATGGTGGCAACTATGGTTAAAACCGTTTTGGAGATATAATGTTAGTTGATACCATTTGGCTAAACAAAAACTAGGACTAACAGCATTTAGGATTGGAATAACTTTTTGAAATTTTTCGTGTTCACTCATATGATAATTGTTTTCATCTTATTATAACTTGGTCACGTAAATTGAGTGAGACTAATATCATCAATTAATTTTTTTAGGTGATTCGAAATTCCTAAAAAAGTATTCTTTTTGTTTCAACCGTTTTATTTAAAAAAGTCATTAGATTGATTTTGTATATCTTTTTTTAATTTTTCAACATCAATTTTAAAATCAATTTTTTTAATATCTTCTTTGTATTCAGCAAATGTTTCTACCAATCTATTGGCAATTATATCACTGTGACTGCTAGACAGCTGTTCAGCAATATTAATTTCCCATATCCTACCATTACCGAATTCCAACCTAATTGATTCTAGGTAGTGAACCGGCATGGTATTCATATAAAGATCTTCAAAGACTTCTGGCCATTCCTGAACAAGATGCTTTGGCGGTTTAAATAACGGTTTAGGCACTTTCGGCTTCTTTGGCCTTTGCCGCTTTCTTTACCGGCGGATCTAAGTCATCTGCTTCTTTACGTAGACGGGCAGCTTCTTTGTACATCGAATCAGCTTGACTGCGATAACTTTTAGCAATATCTTTATCAGATAAAACTTCATTAGCGGCTGCCTTGAGAGGTGCCACTGCAGGTGTTGACGGAGGAGCAAGGTCTTTAACCGTTACAAGTTCTTGAACTTCCGGAGTGTCTTTCTTAGAACCGGAAACAAATGTACATAAGTCATCCACTGCACAGTTTTTTTGTTCAGCAATAAGTGTATTAAGCTGGTGCAGAGCAATTTCGCTGCCAGGCGATGGCATCATCAACACATCGTCTGTAGGAACCTTAACCATTCTGTTATCAGCTCTCAGAGCTTGTAACATTGGACGGCCGTCGGAAAATGATCTTGTAAATAATACTTCACCAAATTCAAAAGCAGATTGTGCTTCGGTGGTCTCAACCAACTTCATGATATCGTCATGATAGTTGTCTGACAGACTGGATACTGGAATAACTAATGCTTGATTGGATTCGCCGGGTAATGTTCTAAAAGCCACTAGAACCTTAGAGCCTGCTTTTTTCATTTTTCCTACATGTTTTAATGATTTCATCACTGTTCCTTTTTAGTAACAGCTTCCAAGAATGAGTTAAGTTTGTTATAAATCTTACCAACTGCTTCTAGTTCGGCTGCTTTGAACGCTCCTCGTTGACTAGCCACATCTAATATGCTTCTCAGTGCGGACAAGTCGTTGATATTCAAATCGGGTGCTGCTGGTTGTGTCTCTGGGGCAGCGGCTGCTGCTTCTGGTGCTTTAACTTCTTCGGTCATGTGTTTCTCCTTATATGTGGACATGCTAGCATAAAATAAGTCAGCTCTTTGTGATCTTCAAATCCTACATATGTGGCAGTCTTAAGTTTTCCATCTTGTGAAATGCCAGGCTGTCTTTTTATGTAGAATCTTCCTACCAATTTGGATCTGATCCAAGTTTCAACATCTGACCCAAATAGGTCTACATCAGCCAGTTTTATTTTAGCAAAATGTGGAGCTACTGAATCAACCTGTCTATGATTTAAGATGTCAAGAGCGTTTAGTTTTAACATAGTGATATTTAATTCAAAGATAATTTATTGAGATGATTCTTGGCTTAGCCTTTTATTCAACGCCTTAGCAGCACCCATTTTTCTAACATCGCCAGCAAATAGATACAGTTCAAAGGCTGCTTTTTCTGATAAGACTTTAATATATCGTTTTTGTAAATGGAAGGGCGAATCTAGATATTGATCCATCCAAACTAAAACTTGCGGTCCTATTGTTAGATCTTTTGGAAGTTCTATTTTATAAGTTTTAATTTCTGATTTGGTTTCTACAAACTCTAGGCATTGATCGGTCATTCGTAATCCACCTACGTCTTTGCCTCGAGTACTTAACCACCAAACGGCACGAAATTTTTTGACGTATTCAGCATCATGCGGTTGTCCCGCAGCTTTGAGGAATACCGAAGTATAGGTATCCTTACGGTCCATATCTTACTCTATCTTTTCACCTTGACTGAGTTTATAAACTGCAAAGTCTTGAGTCTTGAAAAGTCGATTAAGTTTTTTTGCAAGGTTGTGTGCATGGCCAGGATTGCTAAATGAAACTTTTTTGTATTTAGGACCGGGATAGCTAGCCACTAGACTACCACTCTTTAGATTGAATGGCTCGCCTTTATAAAACACAGCCCAGATGGCATCGCTCTCAAGAATTTGTTCAATCTTAAAAGTGTCCTTATTAGCATGTTCTAATATAACTTTGGGTTTTGGTCTACTCATTAATACGTGTTTCCTAATTAACCACGTATATATTTATCAAGAACCGAACCCGCCTCCATCGAACTTAACGTCAATTTTAGTGGTCGATTCACGTATTTCCGCTAGCATAGCATGTATTTCTTGAACTGTACGACCTAACTTAGATGTTAATACCGCTAATTCAGCGGTTAAGTCTTTGGCTTCTTGTATTGATATTCTAATGTCTTTTTGTTGACTACGTTCAGCGGCAGCTACTCTGGCCAGCAATCTTTCAACACTAGGTAAATTTGTAGGTAAATTACTTTGAGACATTTGCCAGAACCTGCCGCATTTCTAGTTCAGTTTTAAAGGGACCTTGATAGGTATATCTTTGCAGGGTAATTAACTTAGGGCAAAATGATTTAACCCATCCTTTGTCAAATTTAATTACATAGTAACCTGCACAATACAAACTTTTTGAATCAATGCTTTTTGTAAACAAAGGTAATTTACGTTTGATATCAAACATTGCATTGTGCGGTTCAGTACTTGTTGAGTATCCATGAATTTCGTTTGGCAGTGCATTGTCTGCTTCTTTAATAATTTTTGCAACAAAGAAATCTTTACCAAATTGACGAGTTAGACTTTCTTTGGTGTCATAGATTTTAATTCCTAATTCGTTGCTAAGAACAAAACGATTGTCTTCGTTCTTTCTTAAAGTGGCAAATTTTGTACCATCTCGTTCAACAATCCAGAATTTATTTTCAATGATTGGTTTTGCGTGTAAATCTGTCATAGTATATATCTCGCATTCAGTGGCTCAGCATAGGCTTGTGCCTGATCGGCAATCTTTTTAAGATCATACAGATTGCAAAATTTCATTAATCTAATACCAACTTGGCTGACGTTTTTATTTGCCTGCGTTGCTGTTGTAATTGTGTCAACCATAATTTGTTTAATCTCGGCTGGTTGTGCAGCCAGATCAATCAATTGACGATTGCGTTCGTAGTCATCTAGCACACGATGTTCTTGACCGTTGTGGTCGGACCAGCGTTGAAGCATGAGATTGTTCCACGCATAGCCTTTTGAGTCTCTATCACCGTAGGCTTCACGGAGACCAACCTTATTCTTTGTGCCTTTTTCACGTACTCCCGGATATGCAGAGAATACATTGTCTGAGGTATCGCCTCGCATGCACTTTTCAAAAAGTAGCCATTGTGGATCCGGAGCCGCTTTGACTTCTTGAGTTTTTTTATCAATGATGGGCTTATTTTTTTTATCAAAGTAGCCTTCGTGCGTGATTGTGGTTTCTGTGACGCCATTATATTGTTTTACATTAGGTGAAATTAGTTGTACGAAATCTGTATCTGTTGAAATGATCACATGATTATCGCTAGGATGACTTTGTATCCAACCTGCAATTAAATCATCAGCTTCTAGGCGTGGATGTTGTAGTACTGTGCAGTTAGTTTTTTCTGTAACAAAATCTTTAAATGTGTCAAAGGCTTCCCAAAATACACGTTCTTCTTCTGCTTCTCGCTCTGTATGTGCCGCCCGAGCCGCAGTGCGTTGTGCCTTGTAGGGTTTGTAAAAATCTTTACGCCAGCTGCGCCCCTCTAAGAAGAATACCACATGTTTCCCATCAAAGTCTTGCCATGCTTTCTTAATACTGTTAAGTGTGATATGAAATGCCATGCCTAGTTTGATATCAGCGTCACCGTTGATAACGTGTCTTGCACGAAAAAAGGTGTTTGCAGTATCAACTAAAATATATGTCATAGATTCTTCTTTCGAACTTCATTAATATCAATAACGCCAGTGTTTACAGCGCCGCCAAAATCTCCGTCAACTACTACATTAGCACATAGTTCACGGAACCAACGATCTACAATCTCTTCGTCTTTATCGCCGTCGAAACCATATCCTTCTTGCTTTAATTTTAACACAAACTGCTCGTTCCAGTCAAGCTCAAAAAAGCCATTGCGGATATTATCTTTATTAACGTGAGTGTTAAGTACACGTACCCAAGGTTCCTTTAGTTTG